CCGAACTGGAAGAAAAATTCAGAAGTTGTAAAGAAAAAGTCATGGCTGACGGCAATGACGAAGAATCCGCTTATGGCATTTGTTACGCCGCCGTTGTGGAAGGTAAAGCAGATGCCGCCAGTATTGCGGGAAAAGCGGGATTTATCTTTGGGGAGGCCACCAAGTACCTAAAAGTTCATGCGGTGAAGGCTGTTGGTGATTGGGAGTTAGAAGTGAAAGTTTTACCTTTTACCAAAGACTCGGACGGACAGTGGTTTGACGAAAACACCGATATTATGCAGGATGCGTTTAGCACCCCGCTTGGGATTTATCAGCACGGAATCAAGCAGGGGGCAAAGCAGATAGATAATAAACCTGTGATAGTAGGAAAGTCTGTGCAAGGAACACTGCAAAAGCGAAATGACGGTTGGTATATCAAGGTTGTTTTAGACAAGGCACTAAAGCAGGCAAAAGACATTATGGAAGCCGCTTGGAAAGGTCTTGTTGCCGTGTCTTCCGATTCGATTGCACATTTAGCGCGGTTGGATATAGGCGGGAAGTTGATACCCTACGAAAAGAATAAGCCTGGGCGGATTGCAGTTTGGCCTCTTGCTGGCTTTTCGTTGTGGGAAAAGGGAAACGGTAACTTTTCCCCCGCTAACCATTCCGCGTTTGCACTACCAGCTATGAAAGCGATTTACAGAGAAGCGGGCTTGCCGTTTCCTGACATTACCGACGACGTTTTACCAGAGGCCAAACAAAAGGCGGTGAAGCGGGCGCGGCAAGTAATCGAACAGTCAAAAAAAGTAATCAAACAAACAGAAAAATTTTACAGGAGTAAATAACATGAACGAAGTCTTAGAAAAACTGAACCAAGTCCGCAAGGATATTAAGAACCTTGTATCTCTTGGCGACAACCTGACCGACGAGCAGGTTGAAAAATTGGACGGCTTGAACAAGCAGGCTTTGAAGTTGGAAGCCTTGCAGAGTGCGACCGAGCAAAGCGAAAAGGCCGACAAGGAAAACGCCGAGCGCATCGAACGCGAGAAGCGCGAAGCCGTAGAGGCCGCCGTGAAAGCTGAACAGGCAAAAAGCCGCCGCCTCCCGTTTGAGCAGAATGCCCCCTATCAGGCAAAGTTCTCCGACACTTGGAAATATGACAGCCTCGACGCTGGCGACACATCCCTGCTTATTGAGACTTTGCAATCGGCTGGTAAAAATGTATCCGCTGGTGCTTTGAAGGCTTTGTCATTCAAGGTTGCCGAACTCAAAGACAACAATACCGAGGAATCCCGTAAGGGCGTTGCTTACGTCAAAGGCTCTTTCAAGTCTGCCACTGGCATTGACCCGACCCCCGACGCTGTAAGCAACGCGGTAAAGGCCGCCACTGACCCGATGTACACTGGTGGCTCGACCATTGGCTCTGATTGGGTTGGCACTGCTTACTCGAATCAGATTTGGGAGGCAATCCGCGCCGCTAACGTGGTAATGGACAAGATTCCCTCTCAGGTTGTCCCCGATGGATATTCAAGCATTTATGTTCCGCTTGAATCCAGTGACCCCACATGGTACGGCGTAAGCGAGGCCACTGCCTCGGATGCTACCCTGAAAGTACCCGCCGCGACCGTAACCGCTTCTCAGATGTCCACTGCCAACAAGCAATTGACCCTCTCGAAGTTGGGTGCGCGTGTCCTATACACTCAGGAAATGACCGAAGATTCTCTTATCAATTTCGTGCCGCAGTTGCGCCAGCAATTGACTGTTTCGGGTGCTGAAATCCTCGAACACCTGATGATTGATGGAGATGTTGAAACCTCCGCAAACAAGAATATCAACAGCATTGATGGTACTCCCTCCGCTGGTACGGTCTATCTTTTGCAGGACGGCTTCCGCAAGTTGGCACTTGTGACCAACACTGCTAACAGCCGCTCCGCTTCTGGCGCGTTTGTTATTGAGGATTACATCGACACCCTGAAACTGATGGGTACTGCTGGCTTGAATGGTGCTGACCCGCGCAATGTTTCCTTCTTGGTTGACATGAACACCTATTGGGCAAACATGAAACTGCCCGAAGTCAAAACCAAAGATGTGAACTCCGCAGCGACCGTTGAAAACGGCTTCTTGACCCGCGCTTATGGTTACAGCATCCTCCCTGCCTTCCAGATGCACCGCAATTCCACCGCCCGCCTTGCTAACACTGCGGGTAAGGTTGCCACTGGTGCGGTTGCCAACAACGTAGCTGGCTCAATTTTGGCCGTTCGTTTCGATCAGTGGAAGCAGGCTTTCAAACGCCGCATGACCCTTGAAACCACCCGAATTGCCAACGCTGACTCTTGGGAAATCGTCGCTCTTGTTCGCTGGGGTATGACCTACCGCGACACTGAAGCCGCCGCTATCTCTTACAACGTCGGTATCTAGTTCATAGCATAAACGGGGGGCAGGGAAACTTGCCCCCCGTAGGAGAAAATAACATGAAGGGTTTAGTAAGACAATCAACCAAGCATTCGGCTACTCAGTTTTTCAATCTTGATAATGGCTCTGGCACTACGGTAGACGAGCCGCTTTTCAGGACTGGTTCGCGCGGAGGGCGTTTAGTTCGTGTTTATGCTCTTTACGGCGAAGCCACGCAAACGGTAGCCGCTGGAAATTTCAAATTAGGTGTTGCCGCTGGTGGAGCTACACTTGTGGCCGCTACTGCTTACGAAGACTCAAAGTCCGTAGGAGACGCAACCACCGCAACCATTCTTTCAGACAAAGTACCTCCGAGCACCACTGTTTTTGTTCGTCATACTGGCGTAGGCGTTACGCAAACTGGAACAGCAACCGTTATTGTTGAATGGGTAACTAACGAGTAACCATGAAACTGCTAATGACAGAACATTACCGCGATTCACAAGTTACGCTTATTCAGGGTGATGAAGTTGAGGTAAGCGGGCAACTCGCAAGTTGGCTGATTGAGAATGGAAAAGCAAAAGCAATTGAACAGCCAAAAGAGAAACCAGCAGAGGTGAAAAATGATGAAGTACGAGAAAGTAACCTGGACAACCGACGGAAGCGGTAATGCTACCTCATACGGCAAAACGGTCGTAGGTGAAATTTGCGCTATTGATTATCTCCCTGGTGACACTGACACTGGCGCGACCGTTTCAGTATACGACGAGCCTAGCGGCGGTTTTACACACACGCTTTTAGTAAAGGCAACCGCTGGAACAGCAAACACTCGTTATTATCCGCGTGAGTTGGTACACAAGGCGGAGGATGGCGCGGCACTTACTGGTACGGCTGGCGGGGATAGAACAGAGCCATTCGCGTCTGGCAAAATAAAGGTGACAATCGCCTCTGGCGGTAACACAAAAACGGGAAGCGTGGTCGTCTGGTATGAATAGCGTCGGTGATTTCTACGGCCTGCATAAAGGCGAAACATGCCTGATTGCAGGCGTAGGGCCAAACTTGAAAGATACTCCGCCTGAATGGTTCGATTATCCATCTTTTTCTGTAAACACGATTTACCACTACGAAGGATGGAAGCCAACATACTATGTAGGCGTGGACGAGCGTCTAAGACTTGAAGATGGCGCGGCACTGGTAGATGTTTACCGTGATGTCCCTAAATTCTTCCCCACTCCTGACTGGGACGAGTTGCAAGGTGAAAACATTTACCGATTCAAGCACCGCACATACGGCGGCT